ATACTGCAAGGCATTGGACAGGCGGGCAATTTCCTCACCGTCACCAGTTGCCGTTTCAGACCGCACATAAGAGCAGGGAGTGCCGCTCATGTACCCTGTGTAGAAGCCCACGCACTCGTTGGCATGGTTCTCTACAATGCGATTGGTGATTTCAGCGTGATATTCCTTCGTGCGGTGGAGGACAGGCTGGCTGCCCAAGTAGTAGTTGTGCAGAAAGCGGATCTCGTTCTTGTTTAGCAGATGAATAGGCTCTGCCTTGCCCATGACCACTTTCAAAACGTTCGCTCGATTGATTTCCGTCTCCGGCGTTTCAATCGGTCTACGTCCGGTCAGCGGCTCATTCAAAAAGCCGCCAACGACCATCTGATACTCAGCCATGCGTTCCTCCTTTCTGGCAAAATAAAAAGCGCAGCAAGACAAACCTGTTAAGGTCTATCTCACTGCGCCAAAACTGCGCTTCAAAAGCTATTTACTTTTCCGGTGGATGGATGATTTTTACCCATCCTTCCCTTGTATCTCCTTCAATAACACCCTTGCATCTGTCGCACTTGAAATGATATCGTCCATCCACTTCGCCAAGATAGCGGTTGCAGCGGACGTTCTTATAAATTGGGTTTTGCCTGATACAAGGGCAACAGATTCTAACTAGCATGAGCGCTCCTTTCGTTGGATTTCTGGAAACAGGCTGTTGAGCACAGACCTGTCAGAAGCTACTGGGAAACTGTTCGCACTTCCAGCCGTGCTATTCTTCGCCCGAAGAAAACCATTGCAGCCTTTACATTCAGTTGTTGGACAGACGTAAACGGGTCAGCTGCAATTTTGGTGCTGCATAATGGATTTGAACCAATGTATGTCCGGTTATGAGCCGGATGCTCTAGCCATACTGAGCTAATGCAACATAAAAGCCCGGCTTGATTGGTTAACCGCTGCTCTTTGCAATGTCATGCCTAACCATTGCATCGAGAGCCGGGAGTAGCGGTGGAGGATTCAGAGAATAGAAAGCCAAGCAAAGAAGATGGTTGTGCTGCGTAACGGAATCGAACCGTTGCTTGCCAGCCGTGGGGGAGACAGTCTGGCATTCCCCTTACAATTGGAAACGCAACATATAAAGCCCGGTGAAGGCAAAAGAGTGAGAAAACCTCCACCGGTGAAAGGAGGAATATGCCTATTGACGCCCAAGCAAGTAAAAATGAAAAAACCTTGCTGCGCTGGGCTATTTCTTAGAGGAAGCTGCAAATCTTCCTGCGTACATTATAAGCCTTGTCAAGTGGTGAAATCAAATAAATAGACCCAGCGAACACAATATATTGTGTTTTTAATCAAAAAGGCCTCTTGACAGGCTCAATTTTGCTGATTCCGTTATACAATTCATCGGCAAGCTGTGCCAGACTGTCCGGTGCGTCATCATGCGGAACTTTGCCAAGCTGCGTAAACATCGTCACCTGTTCCATGAACGCTTTGTACTCTTTCGACTGGTGTTTTTCGTCAAGGAAATAGAACCGTTTGATATCTGGCGCATACTGGATGATTCTTGACAGCTTGCTTTGACCACTTGGCGCACGCTGGCTGCGGACAGAACAGTGATAGCCCTGCTGCCTGAGCTGGCTGTCTACCACGTCACAATATTCGTCACCGCCGTTGTTGGCTTCGCCACGCACCACGTTGATTTTGTGCTGAATGATTTTGCCAACAACTTCCGGTCTGGTCACGGTCTTGTCGCCGTTATTGAACACAAGATCAGGGATGAACACAGCATCACCATACACATAAGCGATAGGACAGGCGGTGAAGTCACCGCCGCCCCATGCAATGTCCATGACCATGAGCTTGCGATCAGGCTCTCCATCAGGCAGAACGCCGTTGAAATACCGCAGTTCATCAGCAGGGAACAGCAGACCTTCACGCACATAGGGCTTTCCCATGTACTTTGCCCACCATGTCGCATCGTCAATGCTGGATTTCATATCGGCATAGTAGGCATCGTCAAATCCAACGCCATAGTCATAATTGAAATTGCTGTGTCCGTTCTCGTCCACCGCAGGAATCACACGGAATCTGTACTTCGGGTTGTCTGCATACTGGTTCTGGATGCGTCCCAGAGGGTCAAGCACGTTCCAGCGTGTACCGACCATCAGCTCTAATGCGCCTTGCTTTTTTCGGTCTTTTAGCTGGTTCAAATAGGCATCATACTTGTTGTTTAGACGCTCAACGTTCAGGCTTTCCTCCAAATCCTCGATCAAGTCATCGCTGTACAGAACGCCACCCTCACCAATTTCAACAGCGCCAGTCAACGTACCGCCAATAGAGCGACAAGTCAGGGTTGGGAAACGCTTCTTTCGGTTCAGGTCAACACTTTCGTCCTTTGCACTCTTGTCCACAAGCTGAACGTCAGGGAAGATTTTGCCCCAGTTGTAAGTCACAGGGTCAGTGATGATAGACAGCACTTCGCCGTAGAAACCGTTTGTCAGCTTGTCAGAGTGTCCGCTCATAACCGATGCAACGTCAGGGCGGTTGCCCATCAGCCATGTAATGAAAAAAATACATAGCGTCGATTTTCCGACTCGAGCGGGTAAGCTAACTCCCAAGAAGTCAATCCGCTTATAAAACAAATCCTCTAGGTCATCCGCCAGCACTTTCAGAACCCTGCGTCTTGGCTGATAGAACTTCTTCTCCGGCGCACGGTTCCATTCAAGGTAGATGCAATAGCTGTCGAACACATCTTTTGCTTCAAACAGGTACGTCCGGCCGATAATGTCATAGACCTTCGTCCCGTCTTCGCCTGATGTCATCTTGCCCATCATGGCTGCACAGACAGAGCGTAGCTCACCAGAGTATTTGTAGGCATCAAACCGCTTGTCTTGCGGAAGAGCGTCTCTCAGGTTCACCACCGCCTGAAACCAGTCCTCATAGACCTGTGCTTCGGTCGGATTCTGCTTTTCATACGCTTTGATGCTGTCAATGATGGCGATACACTGCTTTGGCTGCATAAAAAAATAGGCACCCCCTACCTGAAAATGTAAAGAGTGCCTACAACTGCACAAAAATCAAATATTCAGTTTTATAATTTCATTTCAGAAAATCATTTACTAAAATCAATCTTAATAAATGGGTTGAACAGTTTATTTAACTTCTTCTGCAAGCTGGTTGAGTCTGCGTTTCAGCTCGTCTGCATCGTAGTACAAAGCGTCTGCGACGGCATTGAGAATATCGGGCTTGTCGGTGTAATCGCACAACGTTTCAATCAGTTTCAAGCTCTGATCTGACAATTTTGCGGTTTTCATGCTGATTTCCTTTCTCATTCGGTTTTATTCTAGGTTGCGAACAATGTTACCTGTTCTGTTCAGCAATCCGATACCATGTCTGGCGGGTCACGCCAAGCTGCTTGGCAGCGTCCGTGACCGTGATAATGCGCTTCTCCACCTGCTCGTGGAGAACGTCAAAGAGGTTGCGGTCATACTCGGTGGGCTTGCGGCCTTCCCTGTAATCAGGGCGCTGGCTGGCAATATTCTTACCCTCTTTTGTACGCTCAACAATCATGTCACGCTCAAACTCTGCAAAGGCAAGCATAACGTTACGAATCAGTTTTCCGGTCGATGTGTTGTTCATCAGACCCATATTCAGAATGTTCACGGACACGTCTTTTGCAAGCAAGCTGTCAATAATTTCAATGCCGCCCTTCACGGAACGAGCAATACGGTCGAGCTTCGCCACGATCAGCGTGTCTCCCGGCTGAATTTCAGCCATCAGCTTATCAAGTTCCGGGCGATGCAGCTTCGTTCCGGTGTAAACATCCGAAAAGATTTTCTGTGCGCCGTTTGCTTTCAGAAGTTCCGACTGGGCTTCAAGGCTGTTGCCATCAATCGCCTGTCCAGCGGAACTGACACGAGCGTAACCGTAAATCATTTAGATTCACCGTCTCTTTCAAGAACCTTAAGAACAAATTCATCCGATGCAACATCAGCACCAATAGGCTGAATTACGATTTGGTATTTCATTTCTTCCAAGAGCATTGCCATTGTGGACAACTTCAAATCATCCGCATTAACACGGTTTGTCACATAAGAAGAAACTTCGTACTCCATTTGTCTTGCAAGAGATGCAGAAGTATATCCTCTGATTTTCATAACGGAGCGAAGAATGTCCCCGGAATTGACTTTATTTTTGGTTGCGCCGCCTTTTTTCTTCTCTGCCATTTTTACCAGACCTCTCTTTCAGCCCAATGATAACACATTCTCGTGTCTATGTCAACATCTTCTTGTGTTTTTTGCGAAATTTTTACTATCAATAGGGTGGTCAAACGGCTGTGAACTTTTTCGTTGCTTTACAAACTGTATACTTGAATAGTAGCCTTACGAATTATCGAAAAATATCTTTTGAGTTACTATCACTAGGGTAAACTAATCCGTTTACGGGAGTACTATCAAATAACGTAAATTTACGTTAGAATGAGTAAAAATCAGATATATCTGATGCAAATTATACAAATTGGGCTGTTGACAACTATATACCAAGCGTCTATAATCTAAGACAGCAGAACACACGATGAATCAGCCAACAACGGTAGATTTATCCTTTGTGGCATAAAAAATAGGCCGTCAGCCCCACCGACCAAAGTAGCACTAACGACCTATTCCACCACAAAACAGAAGCTGCGCAACCAAGGGCGCAGTCTCGGTTTCTGTCAATTATTATAGCAGAAGCAGACAACTTCTGCAATAGAAAGGAGCAAAAAACATGAACTTTCCCACGACAACCGAAGAATTTCTGAAAACCCTCGCGCACGGCAAAGAGCCGACCAGCGAGGACAGGAAGTACGCAGAAGCACTGGGTAAGCTGTCCGAACTGAACTACCGGGCAGGGTACGAAGCGGGAGCATCCAAAAATAAGGGCTAAGTTTTGTGCAAAACGTAGAAAGTGGTTTGTCAAGATGAACGAACACTAAATGTAGTGTTTCGTGGGTCTATTTCCGCTTGACTTTACTACATTTTGCGATTACACTTAATGCACCTCAAAGAAAGGAGATAAGAACATGGCAAGAAGTCCCTACATCGAAGCATACCGCCATCAGGTAGCCGTTGGCTTCACTGATCGTCAGTATGAGTTGCTGGTGGAGCACTGCAAGAAGTGCCGCGTATCGCTGTCACAGGCCGTCCGAGATGCCTACCTTGAGAAGTACCCCATGCCAGATGATGAAAACGAAAAATGATACGCTCGCTAAAGTTTGCCGACAGCAGCGAACGTATCATGTAAACCCTGAGAGAAGCATTCTCTCGCCGTTATTATAGCAGAAAATTGCTTCTCTCACAAGTGAAAAGGAGCTTTTTAATGCAACTTTCTTTGTCTGAGAACATCAAAAATCTTCAACAACGCCGAGTTTGGCGAAATCCGCGTCATGCTCATTGACGATGACCCTTGGTTTGTTGGCAAGGACATTGCCGCAGCACTTGGGTACGTCAACACGAAAGACGCTCTTGCAAAGCACGTTGACGAGCAAGATAAGCGTCAGGGAGATGGGGTAGCGTTTTGCGACCCCATGGGTAGAGAACAGCATCCGACCATCATCAACGAATCCGGTCTGTACAGTCTGATTTTCAGCAGCAAGCTGGAAAGCGCACAGCGGTTCAAGCACTGGGTCACTCACGAGGTCTTGCCGTCCATCCGCAAGCATGGAATGTACATGACCGACAACCTGTTGGAGACGGCTATTGCCAACCCGGACTTCGTGATCGGACTGATTCAGAACATGAAGGCCGAGAAGGAAAAAAGTGCAGCGTTGCAGATGCAGAACAAGCAACTCTGTGAGAAGAACGAAGAGATGCAGCCTAAGGCGGACTACTTTGACGACCTCGTGGCGTGGAACGTGTCTACAAACTTCCGCTCTACCGCAAAGGAACTGCGCATCCCTGAACGCCTATTCATCAAGATGCTTATTTCTGACGGTTACATCTACCGTGACAAGAGCAAAGGCATCCTGCCGAAAGCGGGCAAGGGTGACGGTCTTTTTGCCGTCAAGGAATACTGCAACCAGAAAAACAAGCACGGTGGCGTACAGACCAGAGTCACGCCGAAAGGCCGTGAGACGTTCCGTCTGCTCTATGCAAGCATCCGTAGAAACGGATAATTGCGTTTTTCTGAAAAATCTGAAAAACTCACACGGCGGACATTTTTGTCATCCGTGAAATAGTCCAATAGAAAAGCCAGTGGTTAGAGAGCATCTAGCCGCTGGCTTTTTATGTTATGCGATTATTCCTCTACGAGGTCTGCGTACTTGACTTCAATACGAGGAAGTTCATCAGTGGTGCTGGTCAACGCTCTGGTGATTTTTTCAAGCCCGGTGAACTCACCGTAGACGTTGATAATATCATCGTCCAGAATCTTCACGGCATCGCCACCACGCTTATCCAGCATATAATACTCGTCATCAGCATAGAATCCGTATCCGCTGTTGTCCGTGTAGGTTCTCCATGCTTTTTCGCTGCCGGAGAAGTTTGCGTCAATAATCTGCGAGACCTTTACCTTGACTACAATCTTAGTTCCTTCATACTTTTCAGGATAACGGCACAGTTCCTTATAGTCCACAGTCTGGTACTCTGCCTTGTAATCGTCCTCGCTGATTTCAGGCACAACAGATGCAACGGAAGAAGCGGTCGATTCACTTGCCTTAGATGTTGCTTTACTGCTGCTTGCAGAGCTGTCAGAGCTGCTACCAGAGCCGCCAATGGCAGACAGAACAATCAGTACGATAATAGCGATGAACCACCAGCGCTTGTAGATGGGCGGCTTGTTCTTGCCGCCGCACTGAGGGCAGACCTTTGCACTTGCGGCAATCTCTGCGCCACAGTGCTTGCACGTTGTCATTTTACTTTTAGCCATTGTAGATTCCTCCCTTTCAAGGCTTGTAAGGCAAGTATAGCACAGAACACAGACCCTTTGTAGGGGTCTTTTTGTTTTTGCGGGAAATTTTTGAGATTGGCAATAGGGGGTGGGGTGATTTGCATAGAAAAGAGGGGGTAGGTATGCAGGGAAAACGCCTTTTTTGAATTTTTTCTACGCGAGGTGTCGACCACCCAACCCCCGGCTCGCCCCATATGCCCCAGAGGTGGAGACCCCAGCCCCTAGCGCACCCGGAACGACTGCGCACGACAGGCAGCAGCGCAGGCCGTGCCAGATGCAAGCCAGACCGCCCACAACAGGCCACGCGGGGCGATCTAGGCGGTGGCAGACGCTGGAGGGCGTGGAGTGTGTCCGAAACTGAGCAGATTTGGACACACTCAAACATGAACGATTTTCAACACAAGAATGTGTGCAAAACCATTGACACTAACACAAGAATGTGTTACTATATAGACAACACAAGAACGTGTTACACCACCACCAAAACAGGAGGACAAAACCATGAAAAAAGCCATCGACTATACCGCACTTGCAGATACCATCTGCGCAGAACTCAACGCTCGCCACGATCGCAGCGCGTGGGATAAGGCTGTTACGCTGTACGCTCTCGACCTGCTGGACGATGTGCAGGAGGGCGCGGACAATATGGAGCGCCTGCCACTTGACGGTGCAGAGCTTGAGCAATGGGCGCTCAACGGTGCAAGCTGCTGGGAGCAGTACAGCAACGGCGGTTGCTCCATCTGCTATGATGCTGATATTGCCGCCCGCGTCTGCACCCCGTCCGAACTCAAGCGCAAGCACGGCGGAACGTATGAGCCTAACAGCCGGGAAACGTGGCTTGACGTGCAAGCCCGCGCACTGTATCAGGCTTGCAACCGTATCCGCACCATCTGCCGCACCAACGGCCTGTATTGCAAGGGGGTGCAGTAATATGTTGATGCTTGATGCAACCCAGTGGGCAGCCCTCTGGTATGTGGGCGGTGTAATCTCTGGTGCACTTGTAATGCTTGTATATCTCAACAACTAACAAGGAGGACTAAAAAATGACGACTTTCGAAGAAAAAGTGAACGCATACCGCGAAAACAAGCGGTTAATTGAAGAGCTTGAAGCAATGAATGACGCCGTAAAAGCTGAGATCATCGACATGATGCACGGCGCGCCCGAAATGGTACAGGGCACTGCAAAGGCCATTTACAAGGATGTGCAGAGCGTCCGACTTGATAGCAAGCTTTTACAGGCAGCGCACCCAGATATTTATACTGAGTGCAGCAAGCGCACCACATACAAGCGTTTTAGCGTGGTATAATGGAGGTTATAACATGATTATGCAAGTCCATTTTGCAGGCATCGACCTGCCTTATACGTCCCGTAACAACACGGTGCCGCACATTCTGCAAGAGTATAGGCAAATAGAGCCAAATCTTGCACATGATGCCGTTGTAACGTTCACGGCTGCCAATGGCTGCACAGTCAGACAAGATGCGGTGCGCAACTGGTACGTTTACACGGACAGCGCCCACGCTCCTAAAAAATATAGCTACCTTGCATCTGCGCTCAAATGTGCGGCCGTTGGGGGGTGCAAGCTATGATTCTGTCTTGTATCCTGTTCTTCTTTTGGTTTTTCTCTGCGCTGTTTAAGGCGTCAAAGTAACGCCGATCGGATACTTTAGCGGGGCTGCACCGTAAAGCAACCCCGCCCCAGCCCAAAAGGGCAAAAATATTTTTGCAAGTCCTGTATAAGGGGCTTGCAATATGATATACTATAGCAAAAGGGGCAGTAATAGCCCAGAAAGAGAAGTGTTATTATGAAAACCTACACAGAGCACGAAATCAACGGCCTGAGCATTTACGTTGATGATGAAACCGGAAAAGTGCACCACGCAGTGAATTGAGACAGCCCAAACCAAACAACGCTTTATCCGTACGCCTATAACACCCGCTCCCGTGTGTGGGATAATGTCAGCGGAGATTATACGCTGGCAGGATTGAAGCGCACAAAGCGTTTAATTGAATGGCACTAATAAAATTCTCACCCCCGCCCACGCTGGCGGGGCTTTTCTTTTACCTTGCATCTGCTGAGAGTGCAGGGCTTTTATTTTATCCTGTTACAATACAGCCGTATACAAGCGTTTACAGTGCGTTTTGTGCAATCAATACAGTAATACCGTCAACACAACAAAACAGTACACAGGGCTTTACAGGTGCTTTTCCGGCTATTTGACTCATTCTAACACCGTATACACCAGACCGACACAAGCGGCTATAATACCACCTGCGCCACGCTGGAGCGTATCACAGCGACCGGACGGCCTGCACCGATACCAGATACCACCGCCACGCCGGACACTGTACAGGTCAACACAGCCGCCTATTATAATAAGGTATATAAGGGTGCAGGGGTGCGCCTGTTATGGATCCATGCCAGACGGTGCAACACATCGCAGACCATGCCGGCCCGGCGGGGTCAGCGTCTCCACCTGCACAGGGTCAGCCCGGCGGCTTTCGATCTGGCACCGGGTCAGCCTGACACCCTCCACCCGGCGGGGCAGTCCAGCGGCAAAGGCACGGCGGGCGGCGCGGAACCATTGGCGGCTCTCGCCGTATCTCTTTTCGGGCTTTCGCCCGATAGCTAATAGAGGTCAGCAATAGTCGTAGCGTCCCAGCTGAAATAGTCGTAGCCAATAGTCGTAGTTTCTCCAATAAAATAGTCGTGGAATAGTCGTAAAGTCGTCAGACGACTAGCTTTTGAAAGTCCTATATATCGTATAGTAACGAACTGTCCGCTGATAGTCGCAAAGTAATAGTCGTAGCGTTTTCTTACGAACCATCATCAAATAGTCGTGTGTTTTTTGTGTGAAATAGTCGTTCGCCTTTTAAGAAAAGAGAGGTGCGATAGTCGCTAAGTCGTCCGACACCCCCAAAATCAATAGATGTCAAGACACCTGTCAATTTTAATCCAAATCACATTACCTCAAAATCTTTAATCATCGTACCTATTATAATAGTCGCAGACAATTACTCAATCTTTTTAACTATTATTCTACTAGAATAGTCGTACCATCCGATTCTGTTCGTTCTTCTCCTATTTAATTACCGACAACTACAATCATATCATACAAACAAACTATGATTACTTATTCGGCAATACCTCAATACTTTTAACTATCAAATAAGACTATCCGGCTGGTCAGTTGCTTTCAGCTTTCAGTTAACCGCTCATACAGTTATGCAACATTTCTACATATCCAGCCGACTACGAAATAAAGTCAATTCTCCATGTGAAATAGTCGTAGACCATCAACCAGTCTGAACCCCACGCCAGTTCTCGCCTACGGTCTGCTCTGCTGGCTAACGGTATAGTTTTGGAGATAGAGGGTTGTAGGGGGAAAGAACCTTTACAGGCGATTGAACTCTGGCTCACTGTACTGCTGCTTCTCCTGTTCCTTGTCAATCCACATATCAGCAAAGGCCTTCCAGTTTGTTATAGGCTTTCCGGTCTTGGTCATCCAGCCTGTCCCCTCATAGTAGTTCATGAACCTGCTGGCAAGCCTATTCTCACATCCAGCATCCAAAAAATACTCGCTCACATCCTCGAAGTCCGGCGCGGTGGCGTTCCCATCGGGCGGGTCGCCCGCTTTCTTAATAACTTTTTTTCTTTTCTTTTCTTCTATATTAAGGAGGTGAATGATTGTTCCCCTCAGAGGTGAATGATTGTTCCCCTCAGAGGTGAATGATTGTTCCCCTCCCTTTTCGCTCTTTGACGATTCTTCCGACACTTTGACGTATATTTTATCGGGCTTGTTCTTTCCTTCACGCTTGCGCTCGATCAACCCGGCTTCTTCCAGCTCTTTCAAAGACTTCTTGACCCATCGTTCCGTGAATCCAGTATCGGCAGCAAGGTCTTTGATAGGATACACGATGTATACTCGCCCTAGTTGGTCAGCGAACTTTCCGCTTTTGCTTGCCCTCTGTGACGACCTTGCACGATTGAACAGGTAAATGTAAACAATTTTCTCCGTTGGGCTAACGCCAATAGTCGAGAGGAATCGAGGGTAGACCATGTACCCATTGACCTTTGTATCGGCTGTCATGTATTCCATTTTCTTCTCCTGCAATAGTCGTATACTTCTACAATGCTCTCACAGCCACGTAGAGCCGTGCCAGAGCCGCTTTCTGTATTTGACCGATAAGTTTGCCGTCTGACGCTAAAAGCGTTTGTAGGGCTTCTGTGTGCGTATATGCAAAAGGCTACCATTGCTGACAGCCCATGTGATTTTATAATTGGGTTTGAATGTAATAGAGTGCATTGTAAGAGCCATTCACCCGATAATAGTCTTTTAGATACTCGCTAATATAAGCGCCGAGTGGCTTCCATTCATCATCCGGCTGTTTTACAATTTTGGCTTGCCACCACTGGATAGCCCACCGGGATTCTTTTTCGGCCTTTCTGGCAGACCATCCATGCGCCATCATCAATTTCTTAAAACGCTTTCTAGTCACAGTGCTTCTCCTTTCAATCCATCCAAGTGTACTCTTGGAACCGTTGAATCTGCTTGTTAAACGTGATGGGAAGGTCGCCTATCTCGCCTTCCTTGTTCTTGCTTAGCCGGAACAGATACTTGTCGGGGTTGTCGCCGGACAGAAGAATGATTGCATCTGCGTCCTGTTCAATCTGTCCGCTCTCTCGCAAGTCGGAGTTAGTAGGCGTTGCTCCGGGCTTGGATGGGTTTCGATTGAGCTGTGCCAGTGCCACCACGACAATGCCTGTGGTCTGCGCCAGTTCGTGTAAGGCAATGGATATGGCCGTAATGGCGGCATATCTGTCCTTTGCGCCTGTTTCGTGGATGAGTTGAAGATAGTCTACGAAGATGATCTGAGCCTTTTTACGGAGAGCCTGAGCCTTCATCCACGCCACGTTCTTTCCGGCAGCGGAGCGGATATATAATGGCATCTTCATGTTTTTTGCCTGTCCGTCAATCTCATTCAAGCTGACCGCCTTATTTTTCACCGTGTCCAGAGGGCAGTATATTTGATTAGCCATCAGACGTGCGCCCAACTTGCGTTTGCTGGTTTCTAGGCTGAAATAGTACACGGTGTAGTCCTGCTTTGCCATGCTTGCTGCTATTTGCAAGGACAGGGCTGTCTTGCCCGCAGACGGTCTGCCGCCGATGATAATGAAATCGCCCGGTGAGATGTGCAGCGCTTCATCCAGACGCTCTAGGCCTGTCTTGATATACACAGGCTTCTCGTCCATGTGAAGCACATAGTCGTTCAACACATCCTCGTATGTCCACGCATCTTCTTCTTCAGCTTTCAGGCTCATCGCCTCGCCCATCTGCTGGTAGATGTCTGATAGATCAGAATAGTCAGTGAGCTCGCTGGTCATCTGAAATGCCAGACCTTGCACACGAGTGAGTGCAGCTTGTTCTCTGATAAGCTGTGCCCAACGTTGCATCTGCTCCCTGTCAATTCGTACACACTCTGATTCACAGGTTTGTACACACGCCAAGAGCGTCTGCGCTACGTCTGGATGCTGCGTGTTTATCTCGACTATATCTATCTTACCCCTAGCCGTCCAATAGCCCTGAACAGCCGCAAAAGCGTCTCTCAGCTCAGGTCTGAACAAGTCAAGTTCAAGGTCTGGTATGATTTCATCCACAACGCCCGGCTTGCAGAGCATCAGCGCACCGATAAATACCGTTTGAACGTCCATTGTCATAGTCTAGGAACCTCCATCTCCGTACTTTGCTCGTACTGGTCATCCTGTTTTAATGCGTAAATGTCCTGCCATCCAGCATAGATGCTCTGGTCGAGAATGGCTTTCCAGTCATGCCGATCAAACTTTTCCAGCTTGTTGCAGAGCATCTGTTTCGCCCGGTCTGTCATAGGCTTTTTGATTCTTGTACGCATCTGTGCGAACTCTCGTAGGGATTCCAACAGGGCTTTATCGCCATGAGCAAAGTCGGAGAAGATGTCAGGTTTCTTCTTGACTGCACTCTCCGGCAAAGTTTTGACGTTCATCTGACTGTCAGTTGATACAATTGGATCATTGTCATCTGACTTTGAACTCATAGATGAGCTGACCTTCATCTCATTTATGACATGAGGATGAGCTGACTTTCGTGCAGACCATCCTTTTGACGCAATATCGCTTCTTTTCCGCTCTTTATCGAGCAGATGTTTAATCAAAATGAAACAAGATTCTGCCTTTTTTGAGTTCAAAGTTGCGTCTTTTTCTTCAAAAACGTATGCACAGATTGCATCATAGAGTTCTAACTTCTCTTTACTTTTGAGTGTGGAGATGGCTTCAAAGTAGTATCGTTGGAATGTAAAGCTGTCTCGTTTTTTGTCCATGCTCAATCCTCTTTGTAGCGTTTGTTCCATTCTTCGATAGCATTTTTGCGCCCATCACTAACGATTTCGATTTCTCCACTATCGTTCATTCTAAACTCGATTTGATACTCTCTATCGGGATTTGCGGCACCGCATTTGACGCATCGGATGTTAAATTCATATCCTTTCAGAAGGCTACGTGAAAAATCCTTCTTTATAGAAAACACGGCTTTCCCACCGCAGAACGGACATCTCTTGAGTTCTTCCATTTTTTACCCTTTCTTCAATCCAAGACGGACTTCCTTGTCCGCACAAATTTTCAGAAAATCATCTTTGGATTTCTCCTTGATTTCATCCTGAATCATGCAGAGCGCAAGCTCATGTGTAAATACAGGTCTGCCTAGCAGATTTTCAATGTACCTGTGAACTTCGTTGAAGTCACACATCAAATATCCAGTGTAAGCGGACACCACAATTTTTTCGTCAAACGTCATTTCTTGAATCCCTCTCTTGTTCTCGTGATTCGCTTATGCGCCTTGACAGGCCTTTCGCCTTTACCGTATGCTGGGCGGATATGCTTCGCCTTAATGTATCCACAAGGCGGCTTCGGCCCAAAGTCGAAAAGGCTCAAGTCCATAACGATGATGCCAAACTTTTTGTTCGTCATACTCAATCCTCCTTTGGCTCTTTTGGCGCATACGTCCAGTGCGTTACAATGTACCAATTATCGTGTTCTAATGGGTCGTTAAACTCGTCTCTCCATGCTTGTTTGCCGAATGCCGGTGCATAGAATCCCAATCTCATGTACCGCTCATAGTCATTTTCATTTTGATAAATATGTTTTACCATCAGAATCAACATCGGAGCATCTGACGGCGGCAATTCATCTCGCACAGAATGCCACGCATACTTGTCCATCTAAATCACCTCACACCATCGGAAACGCCATCCAATGGGTCACTGTCACATCTTCCGGCAGTCTCTCGCCTATCTCGTCCCAGAACTGACCGTCCGCATAACAGCCGAGATAATAGTGCGTTGGCGTGAATCCACCTTGCAACATTTTTCCATCTTTATCACGCCACGTTTTCTTAGTCGCAAGCAACAAAGGCTTCGTTCGCTCTCGTGGCGGTTCGCTTGCTGGATTCCAAAGGGTGTTAGCCATTGTTCTTTACCTCGATTGTTGGCGCATTTTCAATAGCTGTTATTACGTCTCCGAGCATATCAAACATCAAGGCATTGAATGTGTAATCAGCTTCATCCACACTTACATACTTCATCTGCCTATCGGAAAAATAATGTTTAAGTGCATTTGCATCAATCGGCCTGACTTCCATCGCCATTTCTCCTTTCAATCTCCTTACAAACCGCCCTGTAAAACGCACCCCACGTCTTATAGTCGTAAGAATCGCCAAAAAAGCCTGTCCGCTTGCGCTCTGCAATGTCACGTTCAAAGCAATTAAGCGTCTTGTCCGTCAATTTCGGCAGAAGCGGTGTAATGTATCCGCAAACAAGGCTAGGCATATATGACCATCTGCCCAAGCAGTAGCGGATAGCGCAGTTGCAGACCGCTCCGAAGTCGTCATTTGTGGGGTCTACCATGCCATTAGGAACGTCTGACCTTAAATCATCAACGCTGCATTCAAGAGCTTCTGCGAATTTTACCAGCCGCGTTTCTTTCTTTACGCCACGCTTTTGCTTTTCAACAGCACTAACGTATGCGCCGGTCGTCCCGATCATCCTTGCAACATCTTTCTGTGTGATTCCAAGTTCAAGTCTGCGCTTTTTGATTTTCTCCCCTGTTGTCATTTTTATACCCCCGCCTTGTACATCGTATATAAGACCACAAATCCAATCAAAAAAATAAAAATGTGGAGAATTGCATTCGCAAGAACCTTTATCTTTTCATCGGAAATTTCGTTCAAAAATATATCCCATATCAAAATTCTTTCAATGAGATATACTATCCCACATATAAATATTCCAACCAGAAAAGAAACTAAAACCACAATCAACGCATTTCCAAGATTACTCATTCTCTTTCTTCTCCCATTCCTTGCATCCACGTTCGTCCCACACGAAGTCTGCAACGTGTTCTGACTGGTCGTTCACACACACACCCTCCGGCTCTGCGTACCATTTGCAAGAGCCACAGGACGGCTCAGATTTGTTCTCACAGGATTCTGCCGTGCATCGGATAGCCTTGCCAGCGGAGAACTGCTTGATGCCCATGCAAGAGCAATGTTCGGTTGTGCAGTAGAAGTTCATTCCTCTATCTCCTTCCATCCGATAAACTCACATAAGCCAAAAATGTTATTGGTGCAACGGTGAATGAAAACTTTATCGCTTATTTTGAATGTTGGGATAAATTTAACATTTATTTCTTCCATTTCATCATAAAACATCCAATCAACAACGTCTTTATCAATTTTTACACCCTCTTCGTCCGTCATAATTGCAGAGCACTGTTTGCACCTGTAAAGAGCGTGCTTCTTCATCTTTTCCGCCCTCTCTTTCCCCTGTTAAACTGCCCGATCACTCGCTTATACTCCGCATAGCACTCCGGGCACAGGTCGCCTGTGTCCCTGCGCCACGCCCAGTCCTTGAAGTATTCGTCAGGGTTCATCATCCTGCCACACAGAACCGCTCCGCAGCGGTCGCATACTCGCTTGTGGTAGATTCCTCTGTCAGTTTGCATTAGTCGTCCTCCTCAAAACCCGGCGTAACCCTTGCAATATATTCGGTCTCGGAGCCTTCTGGAAATGCAAGTTTAAGGCTTCCACCAATCGGCTGATTATGCAAAGGGTATATGTCGAGACCGTTCATTGCGACTTTCGCTGCTTCTTTTTGAGTAGAAGCGTGAACAAGTAAATATCCACGTTCTCTCCATTCAACAGGCACTTTATACAATCCCATGTTAGTCGTCCTCCCCAACATCCTTAAACAGGATTTCTTTGTCAGCTTTCCAGTCTTTGATTTTGCACGTAATGTCCGTGCCCGGTACGGTTTTTTTCAGTCCGTCCATCTGCCAGACGTTCCACGAGATAACATCTGCAATGGCATCAATCAGCACCGGCGACATACGGTGATTCTCAATCTCATTTCCAAACAGCGAGCGAAAGTTCTCCATTAGCGTGAGGAATAGATTGCACCGTGCCAGAAGTAAGTTATCTCCTTGCCACTCATAACCGTATGTACTCATGTAAGCGTTCATGGCATAATTGAGCCAAAGGCTGTAATCCCAAACTTTCGGGTCTTTGAAGTGTTCCTTTGTTATGGCATTTAGCTTCCTATCCAGCAGACCGATTCTGTCCGGCACGGCAATCATCTGCCCTGTGGTGGTATCGTATCGACTTGTCAGGAACGGTGCTTCTCCACAAGTGACTTCAAGACAAGTCTTGTTGATGTACTCCTTCCAGTCCTCGCCCTTCAGGTCGTTTTCTGCAACGTCTGCCATCTTCTTGCAAACCCAAGTCGGCGTAAACACTTCTGCTTTTTTGCTGGTGCGCTTCTTCTGGTCTGTCAGCCGTTTCTGCACACGAGGGACAAGCTGAACCTTGTCCAACTGTTCCAGTGTGATTTCATCTGCAAAGCCTACGCCCAGTTCAGGCGGCGGGTCTGTCGCCCAGATGATGTTCTTGTCTGTCGTGTGGTCTTGCAAGAGGACAGGCAAAAACGAGCGTAAGCATGGATCGGAAAAGTCAATCAATGGGGTTACGGACAAATCCATTGTGGCTGTTTCATTCTTTGATTTCTTTCCCATTCCATTTCTCTCCAAAAGACGCTCATGCGCTTTTTCTGTTCGATTTGTGATAGCCTAAATCCCTCTGACTGTCTACATTTTGTGATGCCAACAATGCGGCTTGCATAGTGCTTCGGACAGCAACGCTTGCCCGGAATTGGTGGTTCATCACAATAGGCGCAAGTGCCAGATGTCCTTCTGTATTCCTTGCTGTTTCTCGCTCTCTTTTGAGCATCCTTTGTTCGGCACTCGATACAAGAACGATAGCCTTTTGACATTGGACGTTTCAGGCAAATGGTGCAAATCCCTTTCGCGGCCAGCCTTTTACGCTTTTCACGTTGCCGTTCATTGCGTTTTTGCAGATACACAGCTTTCGTTTCACCCGAAAGACTTTCGTATGCTTGCGTGTGCCTTTCGAGGTCTTTTGACAAACACTCTGCACATGATACTCTGCCCGGCATTGCATCGTTCTGACCGCAATGGATGCAGATGTGATGTTCTTTATACATCTGCCGTAACGCTTTGCTACTCATTTCACTATTACATGCTCCGTCGCGTAATCGCCATAACAGTTGCACTTAAGCCATTTGTATTTTGACGAACCTTCCGCAAAATCGAACTTCCATTTTTGGATTCTTTTGATACGTCCACAAACCGTACATCGGACTTTGATTATTCGTTTGTCTTTGTAAGGCTCAAAGGATATTTTGGTGAGTTCGCATACAAGTTTTCCGTCTTCCGTAAAAAGAAATCCGTTCATTCCTCTTTTACCTCTCTGTACTCCACGTCAATCCCCTTAGGCAAAGCCGTCTGGTACTTCTGAGCCAATTGCTCTGCGCTCTGGGCATCACCCAACGGCTGTTCAGGCGGTGCAACGGTGACTTCTACGTTGTCACGCATACCAAAGTAGTTCTTGGCTCGGAAAATCCACTCTGCCGGGTTCTCCTGACCGTACATACCGTTGTACGCCCACATGGACTGCATTTGCAGAATCAGCTTTAGGATGTACTTCTGCTGCAAGCTGTCGTCACGGCGCTTGCCCGCCATAATCTGCTTCAGGCTCACCCATTCGATGCCCAACACCAGTGCAATCCATTCCACCACAGGGGAGATTCTGGCTTCGATGCAAGCATCAAAGAAGAAGTCAAGACGTTGCTGTACTTCAATCGGATTGTTCATGTCCACGCTCGGAAGATCGCCAAAATACTTGGCTGCAATCATGCCGATGACTTTCTTGTCTTCTTCGTCACCGATTCTCGACTGCAAATCGCCCGTATTCAGCATTTTAGACCTCGTGATTGCTAACTCCTGTTGTTCTTTCACCTTTTTACTCACCTGTGAGCGGATAGATTTCCGCTTGTTAAGCATCTGTTGTTTCTTCTTCTCTCGCTCTTTCTCGCGCTTCGCAGCGGCTTCTTCTTTCGCCTTTTGCGCCCGCTTCTCACGCTTTTTCTTTTCGGCTTCGGTCAGCGGCGGTCTGCCACGACCACGCTTCGGAGGTGTTGCCATGTATCAGACCTCCTTTGGCGGTTCAGGAAGATACGCCCAATGAGTTACATCTCCAAGTACAATGCACTCGTTGTGCTCTTGCCATAATCCGTCATAAGATAAAAATGCAATTTCAATGCCGAACTTTTTTCTTTTTACGAGAACTTCTTTGTCTTTTTCGGGTAAAACTTTCTTGGCATCAAACCATATATTGGCGGGCTCAGATTCTTCCAATATGTTGGCTAAATCTAAAAACACATCTCCAATGCTGTTTCTGATTTGTCCTTGTATGTATACGATGTAGTTTTTATTATTCAAAAACGACTTTGCTTCATTCTTTTTATCAATGCCAACAGCTTTCCAAGCCGCAATAATTGGCTCAACATCAACCAGCTTCACGTTCTCACCTCTTCATCTTCATTTCGATGTAGTCCAGCTTCAATGCAATCTGCCAGATGGAACAGCAGTTGTCCATTAGTACTCCTTTTCGATATGAACCCTTGCGATGCCGACCATCGCATCATCGGAGCAGCTCATAATCCTGCCGTTACGGAGCGACACGCAGTTATATATAGTGCCGCCGCAAAAGATGGGACTGCACGTAATCTCACTTGTCTTCATATTAAGTTCGCCTTTGTAGTAAAACGGTTCTCCTTCCTTGAGCGAAGCAAAACGAACTCTCTTCTTGCTATGCTCTCCACGAATTTCCATTTTTACCTCCCAAGGAACACAAACGCCCACTTCATCCATTCGGGGATGTCTGCGGAAAACAAGCCCTTATACATAAAGATGGAAAGTACGATAGACGAAACTACCACGATTGCAATAAAAGCAATCACAATTCCCTGAAAAATCGCAAACATTCTGCGACTTCTTTCCATGCTCTTTTCAATGTCATATCTGTTCATGTCTTTACCTCCACTCCATCACAACAGCCGTACAAACGGCCAGACACACGTTGGCGAACAGCCAGACAAGCATTGACTGACGCTTTTCAAACAGGTTGTCTGCCACGTTTTTGATTGTCCGTTCGGACTGAACTACTACCGCCAGCAGGACTAGGCAGACCAGCCAGCGAGTTGCAAATTCAAACATTGTTATCCTCCATCAAATCGTCCATGCTCAACTGACCACTGACGTTGTCATCTTCCATCCACCAGCGAAAAACATCCATGCCGGTCTGCCAGTCGCACGGCAAACCTTTTGATTTTCTGACATCAAGCATTCGTTCAAACGCTGAAATGTACATTTTCTCGTAGGCAGGCCAGCGCATAAACTCACGCTGTCTGCCCCCCCCTACCGGCTATTGGACAACCAATGCAGCCAACACGCTTCTGCCCTTCGCAATACAGCGGATTAACAGGCAAGCGTTCGCTGTGCGTGTAGTCCCACACATCATCGTCAGACCAGTCCACGATCGGATTGACAGTCATTTTGCCTTTAAGGGTGCAGGTCTCGAACAGCTGTCTCTTTTCATCGTTATCCCCCATAAGGATGATTCTTTTCGCAGGGTCTTTGTGCATCAGTTCCATCACGCCACGACTGTTTTTGCGCCGTGCAGATTCCGCCCACCGAACGCCTGTTGCGATAAACCGATTCTTTCCTGTGTTTTCCTTCAGAACGTCACAGCAATAGCGCACAAGTCTTGTCGGCGGCATCAGCTTTTGCGGAATTAGTGTCCACATGGACACAGGTTTGTCCTTGTATCGTGGCATGACGATGGAGCATTTGATTCCACGTTCTTCCATCGCCTTGAACTGCTCACGGATGAAATAGACCGTCTCCGGCGCATCTGCGGTGGTATGGCTGTTCACTACCTCAAAGTTGATTTCTGCACGTTCAGCCAGAGCCACAAGCACCTGTGAATCCTTACCGCCAGAGTATGTGACCATGAGCGGTTTCTTGTACCGATGCTCGGACAGCCGTGCAGCGTCCTGCAACCGTGCGATGGCAAGCTGTTCCTTATCCATTAGCTCCACCTTTCTCTTAGCTCTTTTTCGACCTGTTCTGACTTTGCGGTGATGTAATCTGCAAACTCGTCAGGGGTCATGTCCTCTTCTTTGAACTTGCCGACCATCTCCCAGTACCTGTCGCCAATGCGGATGATTTTCTGCACCTGTTCATCGGTCAGGTCTGCATCGCACCGAAGATTCTGAATCAATACGCCCCATGTGGCGGCGATGCCATCCAGAGCCATGCGGAATCCGTACAACTGATTCTGTCGTGCGATTTTGCGGAGGTTGGTCGGCTTGATCTGTTTGCCACATAGTGGGCAGTTTCCAAATTTATTCATCTGACTGCTCACTTTTGTTCTCCTTTCAGCCATTCGTTCAGCTTCGCCATGCAAGAGGGGCAAAGAACGAACGGCCTGTCTGGCGAACATTCATATCCGCGTTCTTTGATTTTCACTTTTCGGATTCCGTCCGCTTCGCCGTACCACGAAAAGCACTCACCGCATCGGTCGCAAATCTCAACATTGATTTCCATGTTTCAACCTCCCATTAGCGGGTCTACGCACTCCCAACGGTAATCATCAAATCGGATTTCACGGTTGATGGTTGTTTCACCTTCAATGACTTCCATCTCCTGATTTACGCATCCACTGCTTTCAAATCCATAGAATCTAAAATCCAACCTATACTTTTTAGACATTTCTTTGTACGGCTCAGGTTCCATCGACCATGCAGCCATAACAGGAAGAACAAGAATTGCGTTGTCGCCATCAGCAATTTGTTCAGTGCAGAACTTTTCAACGAAGTTCTTCATAGTACCCTCGATGTAAGCGGTGTCTTTCACGTTGATGTAGAACGTCTCATCATCGTAAGAAAGCAATGCTCCATCATGGATTTCGTTGTAGACCCACTCTCCATTCGGAAACTTATTTTTATCGAAATAGGGGCGGTCATAAACAGTCACGCAATCCGTAAACCAGCGCACGATGTTTTCGGGATTCCCACGTACTTTGAGTTTTCCTTCACACCAATTTGGCATTTTCTTTCTCCAATCTTTTCAGCAGTCCATCCACGTCATATCGCCAATGGACACGCAGCCTTTTTGCTTTGACCTCTATCCCCTCTTGCTCTGCCCACTGCCAAGGGATGCTCTTCCGCCTCTCGTTGTAACGGAATGCCAGAACCTTGCTAGCAGGGATTGCAAAGGTGCGGTTGACTGCTCTGTAATTGACTATCACATGGGCGGTCTGACCGCCGTATCCCATCGCATCCACCATGTCAGTGATGTGCTTTTCCTTTCGGTATTTGCACTTTGCCTTGTCGTACTTGCCGAATACCTTCTCCAGAGGGATAGAGGGCGTTTCGATGGTTTTCAGTTCAAACAGGTGGTTCATCGGGTAACGGTACACAAGGAAATCGCAGATGTTGTCGATGGAAAAGGACAGGTTCTCGTTGCCGCCGTAGTAGGTTGCAGCGCTGTCTTTCAGGCGGTAGCACCACGCATCGGACGGGACGGATGCTTTGAAGTCCGCTTCAAACTGCTTTCCGGTGTTCATTCGTTGCCCTCGATTTTTTTGGCTTCTCTGATACGCAGCCGAGCAAGTTCGCTATTTGCATATCGCAGTTGCCAGCTACCAAACCAGCCTTTGTGAACAAGTTTTCCGGCGCAGTAAACAAACTCCTGCTTCATCAATCTATCAAGTGAAATGATGTAACTGCCCGGCTCATACTTTCTTTTATTCATCCTCGTTCACCTCTAAATTCACTTCCGAGAAACCACTTCTTGCCACGTTCCCGGTGCTTGTCCTCATAATCACGGTGGTACACGCTCTGGCTGTGGTTCAGCTCATACACGAACGCTTTGCGTTCCTCGAAGTCTTTCTTCTCTGCCTTGTACTTCTCGCAAGTGTCGTGGCAGGCTTGGTGGCGTGATGTGCAGTTGAGACAACAGGTAATCATTCTTCGCCAAATCTCCTTTTTGTTACAGCCATTGGAAACTCTTCGATTTCGCTTGCCCAGCGTGCAGTGCCCTCGCCGTATGCTCTTTGCCAGACCAGAGGGAAACCACCCAGACCATCGAACAGACTGCCCAGCGTAGGCTTTTCTTTCAGGTAAGGGCGCATCTTCTGCACCAACCAAAACCACTGCGGCAAAGCGATTGAGTTTCCCAGAGCCTTGTACCGTGGACTGTCAGCGTACTTGTGTTTCTTGCCCTTGCTATCCGTCCAGTCACCAATGTCGGTGTATCCGTCCGGGTAGCCTTGTAGCCGTTCACATTCAACAGGGGTCAAGCGGCGAACAATCCAACGGATGGCTTTCTCTGCAATCAGGCATTCGCTTCCATTGCCGATATTCCCGGATTTTGCTTTCAAGGTTGAGCATTTGTCACTTTCCTTGTAGCTGCTGAACGACTGTTCGTTGAAGGTCTTGCGTTCGATTGCAATGGCCGTGTAATCTGTGATTCTGTTTTCGTGGTCGCCTGTAATGGTCGGTACGATTTTTCCATCGCCGTTTCCACGAGCATCATAAACAACAGGCTGAAACAACGTCTGGTCTTGCAACGTAGAAATCGTTGCGCTCAATTCAGTTTGAACCAGAGCGCCTTTACCGCCACCCTCACATCCAGAACGGATTTTTAGAGTGTAGGCTGCGGGTTCTGTGCATCGAGTCGAAGTCTCTCGATGGTCTGATTCCAATACTCGTCCAGTTCCTTTTCCTCCAGACCTTCCTGTTCCTTCACTTTCTGCATCACCTGTGATAGAGTTCCCGGATTCCACTATTCGATCATATCCAGCAACGCTTGCTTCAGGAGTTCGGGCAAAGGTTTTCCACGCCTTGATGCTCTCGTCAGGATTCCCTGACAGGCTCGTGCGCTCAAATAGTATTTCTGCGGCACGTTGACCTCCAAAATCTGCGACAAGAGCGATACGCTTTCTTCTCTGGGGGACTCCCCAATATTGAGCATCAAGCTGTCGCCAAGCCAGAGACCATCCGTTTCCGGCGATTGCTCCGGCTTTGCTCCATCTGCCCCCCTTCGGAGGTTTAGGAATTGAAGTGTCTGGTTGTTCCACGCGGGCAAGTTCTTCCAGCACGGCTCTGAAATCTTCTCCTCCATTGGAGCTGAATGCTCCGGGCACGTTTTCCCAAACAGCGAAAGTTGGATACATTCCATTGGTGGCTGTCCTCATTTCCTTAATGATTCTTGCGGCATCCAAAAACAGCACGGAACGGTTGTCGTCAAACCCAAGCCTTTTTCCCGCCATAGACAAGCCCTGACAAGGACTGCCGAACGTGATGCAGTCCACAGGCTCTATCTGGTCGCCGTGAATCTTTGTAATGTCGCCCAAGTGTTTCATCTTTCCAAACGCCCGTCCAGCCAGATAGCACAGCTCTTATATAAGGTAGGCGGTTCGCCTTTTGTCCCGGTAGCGTAACCGTTAGTCAAAAGGGAGATCAGAACTGTCGTCAATCACAGAGAAGTCATCTGCGTTGCCCTGAGAGTAATTTTGTGGTGCATTCTGCGCCCGATCGGTGGGCTTGCTGTCAGACTTGCCACCGCAGAAGTCAACCTTGTTCGCCATGATTTCCGTTGCGGTGCGGTTGTTTCCCTGCTTGTCGGTATACTTTCGGGTCTGGATGCTACCAGTCACCAGAATCAGACTGCCCTTCTGGAACCACTTGGAAACGAACAGTGCCGTATTACCAAATGCGGTGCAGTTAAAGAAGTCGGTTTCCTTCTGACCGCCACTCTGACGGTCGCAAGCAATGCTGAACGTGCAAACATCCTTGCCGGATTTCGTGACCTTATCTTCAGGCGTGTGAACCAGACGTCCCTGAATTGCGATAGAGTTAAGCATTGTTTAGCCCTCCTTCGGCTGTTTCTGGGCACAGTCCCAACACAGGACACGCCCAAAGCGTTTCTTCGTGCTTCTTGCAGTTTCCAGCGGAGTGACTGTGCGGTTGTTGTACTGAATAGGCTGCAACTGCTTTCCGCAGCAAGCGCATGGGGGAATGGTTTCCGCTTCCGTTTGCTTCTGCGCAGGCTTGTTTGCCCTGCTTGTGGTCTGCTTCTGGTACTCGTCCGTGTCAGCGTCCTTCGTATCGTCAATGCAGAACAGACCGTTCAGAGCATACTTTCTAGCGTAGCTGCTTGCAGTTCCGGTAATCTGCGAATCGTCCATGCCCTTCTTAAACTCAGGCTCACGAGCGTATGCAGTCACCGTGTAGGTGGCACCATCCTGCGATTCAACTGTTGCAGTGGCTTCGATGTAGTGCCAACTGTCAACGATAACAGGCTTGTCGGAAAGCCGTAGCACAAGGCTATGCGCTTTCAAAATGGGCTTGACCGCTTCGAGAATGTCCTCGCACGAGCGGTACTTGTAGCCGCCAAATTTGTTCATCTGCCCCTTCGGGGCTTTCAGCTCTGACTGAACAGCCATCAGAGCTTCATGGATTTTGCTGTTATCCATCAGTTGTTCTCCTTCCTCGCTTCTTTCCTCACTTTACGGCAAGCCGGGCAACGCTTAGGCAATGCCATGTTATGCGATTCAAAGAAAATGCGTTCTGCACGAGTAATCTCGAACACTTTGCCGCAGTCACGGCACGTTTTCTTTATGCTCGTGTCCCCGTCCCAGGAAGCTCTTCTTGCGGCATCTTCGACAGCAAGCACTTCATTAAGGCTGTCACGAAAGCTCCTGACAAGCGTATGCTGCGGTGCGTAACCGTTTCTGCGGAGCGTTTCCTCCAAATTGTTCCTTTTGCAACTTGTGCAAAGAGTTTCGGTGCTGTTCGGAAACACCGAAAAAGGCTTATTGCACTTTTCGCAGTGCTTGATTTCTTTCTTGTATTTGCTCATTTTCTTTCCTTTCTTCGGCTTCATTAGGCTTCATTGCTCTTACTTTGGCTTAACTTGGCTGTATAAGATCAACCAGCCATCAGGTCTGCCAACTGCGCACGGAGGTCTTTCAGCTCTGCTTCCCTGTCCTCAATCTCGGACTGCAAGTCCTCAATCGCTGCCAGCCGGTCAGCTTCTTTGGCTTCTGCCATCTGCTCGTTGGTCATAAAGTACACGCCGTCCTCCGGCTCTGTCACGCCACCGAATCTGTCAAGGCCAATCATCTTTGGGTCTCCCTCTCTTGCGTTCCTCTTTGATTTGCAGTGCGCTGTACCACTGGTCTTTGTCGATTTCGATGGTAGACCACCGGTGATTACAGACAAGACACTTTTTTCTGCGAACGATGCTGTCGTGGTCAGACCGGCTGTCAACCGTTGTGATGTTGTCACTACCGCATAACGGGCATTTCATTGTGCATCCCTCCACTCGTTCGTGTGGTTGGCAACACGCTTGATTTTTCGGCGCTCGCGTTCGCTGCGTTCTTCCTCTTCAGCGCTAACAGCCAGCGCGCACAAGACGATAGCCGTTGCAAGAAGCCCACACGACACGGCCACCCATCCGAACATTTGTGCGGTGGTCTGACAGCCCTGAATCGTGTCACCGCACCCGACTGCTGCAATTGCCACGACCAGACCGATCATGGACAATGCTGTTCCTTTCAAAGTTTTCATTGGTTCTCCTTTTTGCTGCCAAAATTAAAAATCCATCCGGTTGCCATTACAGCGGCTGCCACGATGATTCCCCATGTGCCTTTTGCTCCAACCAGTAGTTCAACAAGATGCACCAGCCACAGGTTCAAAAGGAACGCTGCAAGAATCAACGCCAGAACGATGCCCCAGATCAGGGCGATTTCCACAAGTGCTTTCAATTTTCTCCTTTCGCTTTTGCCGTTGCTTTTCGATGAATTGCTTTGCCTTTGCTTTTCTGCTCCTAGCTACTCAATTCCTTAGCCTATCGTTTCTATTCTTTGCCGTTGCCTCGCCTTGCCCTGCATTGCCTTTGCTTATCAAAGCTACGCCTTGCATCCATAGCCTTTGCTGTGCCGCTCATATCGGTTCCATGCAATTCCATTGCTCGTCTGAGCCTTGCTTCGCCATGCCTTTGCAAATCTCATCAAATCATCGCATCGCCGTTGCCGCTCAAGTCGCTTCGTCTCCAGGCATTGCCTTAGCATTTCTGAGCCAATCGTCACTATGCCGTTGCCGTTCCACGCCGAGTGTAGCACAGCCCTACCCCGCCATAGCGGTTAATTGAGGATTTCGTAGGTATATCGCCCCTTGCCACTGTTGCGCCACTGGCCGATACCACGCAGAGCGCCGTAGTCCAGCCATTCACGCACGACCTTCTCGTGAGAATCGTCCAGAAGAACGATTTCAAACTCGCAGGTCGAACCAGCTGGAATCTGCTCGCTGTTGGCAAGGCTTACACGTTCGCCCTGCGCCGTCTGGGCACGCAGCGGACGCTGGCACTCGGTGATCTCGCCGTTCACATGAATTGGAATCATGCGGGGCTGAACGAAAATCAACCCATCAATGACCTTCTTGTAGGCCGTCAGCTTGCCGCTTTCGTTCACGGCCTTCTTCTTGCCAGTTTCGGTCTTGCCGCCGATACGACACAGCATGCCGCAGGAATCCTTAAAGAATCCCTTGACCTGATAATCGTACAGAATCGGCTGCCCTTCCTCGTTTCGTGGAAAAACCGTCATGCCCTTGTCTGCTACTGCGTCAGCACCCAGAGCTGCAACCTCGTCTTCGATAGTGTTTGCATCCGGGGACTTGCTGGCGATGAACTCGCGTGCAATGTTCTGATTGCTAGGCCATGTGCCGAGAACTGCTTCGATGAATGTGATTCTTACTTTGATTTTTTTCATTTTTTCTCACTCTTTCTTTCTCAATTCGTTCCAGCCGTTCTTTCTGCTGGCTGTGCCAGCGGATTTCTCGCTTGCCGTAGTACTTACCGTTCATAGGTCAGCTCTCCTGACGCAAGCATCCGTGATACTTCGCCATAGTGTTTGCCGAGCTTGTCAGCAAGAACTTGAACTTCTCCGATAGACGGAAACGCTTTTTCTTATTTCTCTAGCTCTTGCGTTTTCGTTCTGTAGGCGCCTTTTTTACGCTTTTTATCACGTTCCTTGTCCATTTTGTGCTTGCACTCCGAGCAATATCTCTTTGTAGGGTTTACTAAGCCAAGAAATAGACCACAACGCTCGCAATATTTAATCTTCACGCTGCATCTCCTCTTTCAGTCTGGCTTCCCGATTGTGGCGCTCAAAGCACTGATTGATGGTCTTCTCCATCCAAAGCACCTTGTTGGCATCGTTTCGTGATACGCCAGCAGCCATCGCCAGTTTTAATTTGCGTTTTCGGCTTTGCGCTTTACGAAATATCATTACCAGCACTCACCAGCCTTAATGTGATAATCTGTTCCATGTTCAGTCCTCCGCTTTCTGGATTTTCTTTGCTTTCAAAAAGAGGTTTACGAAGTAGACTTGGCCGCGACCGGAAATCTTAGGAGTGCGGTTAATGGAAATGTGGTCGCTGTGTTGAATTGTGGTCTCTTTGATTTCAAACAGCCCCATCTCCATACTACGCTGCGTAGGCAAGTTGTAGTCGCTTCGTTTCGGGTCTTTAATGAGGTAGCCGTTCTTTCGCATCCAGTCGAACAAGCGGTTCTGTCCGATGTTAATTCCATTTTGCGAAAGCAGCTTTGCCATCTCACCAACGAGAATGGATTTTTTGCTTGCCGAAACTGCGTCAGCAAAAAGCGCTTTCGGCTTCATGGTTTCAATCTGCTTGTCTTTCTCTTCAAGCTCTTCGTGCGCTGCGATCAGCGCAGTTGCAAGGAGCTGTGAGCGTGTGAGCTGCGGTGCGTTGTAGCTTCCGGTCTTACGGATTGCAGGAAGCACATCGTTTGTGACCCATCTGCGGAACGGTGCCGCTTCTGGCTTGTCGCTGCGTAGGATGACGTGGTACAAACCGCTCTCGTTGACAATTACCATTTCCTGTTTGCCGCCAAGGGTGTCAATCAGGCTGACACCCTTTTCGTCATCATCTAATCGGTCAGCAGCCATGCGGTTATTGTTAATACCAAGCACAGCGCACACGTCTTTCAGAACAAACCACGCTTCACCGTCCATATCGACTGTGCGAACCTTGTTATTCTGATATTCAAAAACTTGAATGTTTGCCATTTTCTCTCCTTCCTTATGCTCCCGAATCCTGAATGTTCAAAATCCGGCAGATGCTTTTCTTGATGCCGGGCGTTTCCAGCTTCCCCGTCTTAACCTTGAAAAGGTAAGAACGGTCAAAATATCGTCCGGTGTCCTCCTTGACTTTTTCAATCAACCAGTCATTGGTCTTGTCTTTTTGGATAAGAGCAATCTCGATTTGTTTGCCAAAGTCACACAGAGGCTTTTTTTCAGCCATTATTTCACCTCCGGCTATTGATTTTTACGCATAAGTGTAATATAATGAAGTTGCTAGAAATCATTCATTACGCCTTCGCGGTACAGTCTTAGTATAATACGCTTTCGCGTAAAATGCAAGGCCTTTTTAAGCGTTCGCGTAATTTCAGCAAACCTTACAATGCGAGGACTGGAATTATGGCAAACTTGTACGAAAATATTGAAAAACTCTGCAAGCAGCGTGGAGTAAACGTGACCACTATGTGCAAGGAATCGGGCGCAAGCCGTGGGTCTTTGACCGATTTGAAGAACGGAAGAAAGCAAACATTGAAATATGAAACGCTTGATAAGATAGCTTCTTATTTTGAAACAAGCGTGGATGCTTTGGTTTCTGGCAACCAAAAAGAAAACCCGCCCCAGCAGCCGCAAAGCGAAGTCGATGCAGCAGTGGAGCGGATTAGAAGAAAACTTGAATCTATGCCGAAGGAACAGCGTGAAGCTCTGATGAACCTGATCGAGAAGATGTAACGTTCATGCCCGGTAAAATAAAAGAACCCCTTGTGCCGGGCTGGTGTAGCTCTGCGCAAGGGGTTTTCTGTTATCCCAGGTCTAATGCTTGTTCAGCTGCCGGAATCTTCTCAGGATGTTCCAGAAGCCATGCAATAAATCGGTCAATCTTGGCTCTTTCCTGTTCACTCATTGTGGCATATCCTCCCGATCGGTAAGTACAGACGTTCATTCGATACGATTATACATCTTCTAGTTGTAAAGTCAATGTATTTTCAACAACTTTGTAAAAATCAAACGTTTTCTTCGCATCCATTACTTCACATCGGGGAAACCACGAGCGTTCAAGTCAAAAGGGACAGCGCCTATCCATCTTTCCTCCAATCACAGCTCTACGAGCTGTCCGTCAATGCGTTCGATGTTATCTGCCGGGTCGCGCCCATCGTCCAAGGCGGCTACGGCGCGTTCCAGAACGTTTTTTGCTTCTTCATAAGCAAACTTATCTGCATTGTTGTTTGCAAGGTTGTAGACCAGCTTTAAGGCGGTCTGTCGGGCATAGGGAATGAGCATGGTGTCAATCTGGTTCATACACTAACCCTCCCACGGTTTCGGCGTTTTGTTTTCGTTCGGTTCAGATGCGGGCATACCGTCAATGATAATCATGTTGTTCCCTCCTGTTTTGATTATTTTTTCGATGGTACAGTTATAACACAGGCTGCTGTTGGTTCTCCATAGCAGCTTTTTCCATTTTTTGGCTTGTCGAACCCGGCAGTTTTGCCGGATTTTGTTGAAAGGGTGAGAATTTATGGATGAATATTTAGTAAGAACAGCCAAAGCATTAGAGATAGCTCGAATGCGTTCCGGCTTGAGCCAGCAGAAATTGGCGGCAAAAATGGGCGTGAATCGTGGCACGGTCGCTAATTGGGAGCAAGGTCTGGCAGCTATTTCCCTCCCGATGGCTATGCGCTGGTTCACTTGCTGCGGCGTATCGGTGGCTCGATACATGGACGCTTGTATTCACCCAGGGCTGCTGGAACACCTGGAAGACGACCTTTCCGATTTGGAGAAACGGCGGATTCTCATAGATGCTATGATGGAGTGCTCATCCTATGAGATAGATGCCCTGTTATACATTCGGTACGGAGATCACGGCTCAGACCACATCGGCGTGCTGACGGAGATCCTGGCAAACCTCCACACGCCTTTGAAGGACAGGGTCACTGTCTGCCGGATGGTGTCTGGTAGCTATGAGATGGCACAGGCCACCGGAACAGACCTAGACCCGAACGGAACCGCCCCAAAGATGGAGATTCTTTATCAGGCACAGGACGCTGGAACAGAAGCTGCTATGAAGTCCAACGATTCCTATACCGTGAATCCAAATAATATAAGTGGATGATTGTCGAATTATCGTTGTTTATGATGAACATCTTGTACACGTTCATCCACTTTTTGTACACCTATCGGGCAAATACGCCTTGTCATTCCGTCCCCCATAGGCTATGAATCGACAATATTTGCGCGGAATAAATAACGAATTATCGTCAATCTATTGCCTGTGATTGGTCGGCTTGTCAATCTGTCCCCCATAACACCGGCTTAAAAGTTTTTCATCCACTTTTTGTACACGTTAGGTAAACCTAACCGTTAAGCGTTTCAACCTTTTAGATGTTGAACAGCTGTTTATTTGACAGTATTCGCTTTGTGTTTTCCACTTTTTAAGATAGAAAGAAAAGATTTTGTGGTAAATTTTCTTCTTCTGCTATTAGTAGAAGTTATTTTATAATCTTGTTAATAGTCTTGTTTTATATAATGTAAAGAGGTGTACAAAAAATGGATATAGGTGTACGGATTGTGGAAATAGGTGTACGAAATGTGGACGGTTAGGTGTACAAGAAGTGGAAACAGGTGTACACTTACTATTGATTTGTACACCTGTTTGTGATATACTCTTATACGAGAGGAGGCGTGATAAGATTGTCTGATATTAAAGGCGGGAACTTGGTTGAAAAGAGCCGACAGCTTGTTTGGGCAAAGTTCACTGATTATACAGCAGGAGAACTACGGTTACTTGAAGTGTATCTTAGCCGCATCAATCCGAGAGACCCCGAAACTTCAACGGTTCAGTTTACGTTACAAGAGTATTGCGAGTTTTTGGGGTTGAAAATCAACTCTAGGAATTTGAAAGCACAGGTCAAGCATTTCATCGACAACTCCGTTGAAGTTCCTAGAGGTGACGGTTCAGGCTCGTTTGACTTGTATCCCCTGTTCAGTAGAGCAACTGTAAACTTTGAACCTAGCTTGATGAATATTACTGTGTCATTGTGTTGCAATCCGCTTCTGCAACCTGTTTTCTTCGACATTGCGGAGCGTGGATATGTTAAGTATCGCTTGCGCTACACAGCGAATATGAAATCGCAGTATAGTATTTTGCTGTATTCAATTCTCCGAGAGTTCATCGGACGTGGCGTGAGCCAGCCCGAAATTACGTTGGATAGATTAAGGGAACAGCTTGGTGCAAGAGAACCTAGCTATCAAGAGTTCAAGCATCTTAGGCGGCGTGTCATTGATATTGCGGTAGCTGAAATAAACGAAGTATCAGAC